TGAAGCAAATAATAATCGCTGTATTATTAATACAATTAAAGACAAAAAAGGAAAATATGGAAGAATCCTTGGTAGTGTTTTTGATATAAAAGAGGAAAAAATTTTAAATAAAGAATTACTCGATAAAAGACTTGCTAATAAATATAGCAGTCATTAAAATAGGTAGTGATATATTATGTCTGTTAAAGTATTTTTATCTGGAGCAGTTGAGAATGTTCAAGAGTATGGTATAGAGTGGAGAAAATCTGCTACCAAAAAACTCCATCTACTTGGCTACGATGTTATAGATCCAACAACCGTAACAGATTCTGGGTATGAAACTCCGAAAGAAGTAGTAGAAAAAAATCTCTTTATGCAAAAAAGAGCAGATATACTTCTGGTTGAGTATATGATACAAGATCGTCAATATATAGGTACAGACTTTGAAATGGCTTGGGCAAAATTAAATAATCAGCCAGTCATAGCGTTTGCTTCGCCTCAAGCCTCTCAAAGAGTTTATCTAAAATATATGGCAACAAAGCTTGCATTTTCAATGCAAGATGCGATAGAGTATATATCTATCAATTATCCATCAAACTATTAAAAAGGACAAAAATGTCAGAAAATAAGTTAAAGTATTTTACAGTGAATACAACCACTTTAGTTAAGGCAAACAATAAATCTGAAGCAGAAAAGATCGCAGCTAGCAACCGCCGTAAGCTTCAAGGTGTAGACGGCGAGGCGCTTGTTAAGCAGATTGAGGTTGACCGTATTTCTGCCGCCGAAGCAAAACAAATGGCAGTCTGATATCCATGCAGGCCATGCAAAAGGGGGGGGAGGGATTCTTCCTCCCCCTTTGCATAATATAAAAAGAGGTATTCAGTGATTTATGCACAAATGATTGGAAGAAATGAGTCTTCTAGATATTTAGAGGATGTCTTAAAGAGAATATCATCTCAAGTAGATAGAGTGATATTCACAGACGACTGCTCAGATGACGAAACTCCAAATATAGCTTCTAAGTATGCGGAAGTTTTTAGTACCAGTGAGCAGACTTTTAATATTAATGAAGGGAAGCTTAGGTCTTTTGCATGGAGTAATCTTTCCAAATTTGCTAGAGATGGAGATTGGGTTGTAGCCATAGACTGTGACGAAATGTTGTATCACATTGACGACTTAAACATTAGGGATATATTGAATCAGTCGCCTTTTGATGTGGTAAACGTTAGGTTTTACCATATGTGGAACGATGCGCAGTATCGTGTAGATAAGCTATGGGCACCAAATAATAGCTCTAGGATATTTAGATATATGTCTAATGGTCAGTTTTTAGATAGGGCGCTCGCATGTGGTTCTGAGCCAACTTACGTCAGAGATTTTATATCGTCTAGAAACTTCTGGATTAATTCAGGATTAATAATGAAACATCTTGGATATGTTCGGGATGAAGACAAGCAATCAAAATACGAAAGATATTCGTCAATCGATGGAGGTAGGTTCCATAATTTAAGCCATATTAATTCTATTGTTGATAGTAGCCCAGTCTTAATAGACTGGGGTAACTTTGGAATATGAAAGAGGTTAAAAGTGAGTTTCCATTCGGCAAAAAATTCATTAATTGATATAACAGAAAAAATAGAAAAAAAACAGCGCTTTGCTTACTTTAGTATACCTAAATCTTCTATAGTTGCGTTATCTCGTAATAGCGAAAATTCCTTTCCTGGGCATTTTGCTAAAAACGTTATATCATCTTTTAAGTTAAAGGATGATGGAATTTTTAAAGCAATTCCAAATCACCTTAAAGATGACATAAGTGCAAACAAGCATTACAAAATAGGCTTAAATAAAAATTCAAATTATTATTATTCAAACATATTTGAATATTACTTTAACGAAGATAGAGATATGTATGACACAATCATTTCTTATTATATAAAAAACACAAAAACGGTAGCAGTTTCTTTTAATGATAAAAAATTTGTCACAAACCGCTTTGGTTACAACTGTCATGTTATAAATGTTCCCTACACATCACAGTATGATAAGGTAGATGACGTCTATGCCCAAATATCTGAGTTGGATGGGGATGTGGATTATGTACTTTTAGACTGCGGCATATTCGGTCTAGGTCTGCTGCCAAAGGTTTGGTCCAACTTATCTGTAAGTGTGATAGATTTTGGTAAAACACTCCTATCAGTTAAGAATGATGGAAAAGGATAACAGTGAATAAGAAGAAGCTTATTAAAGAAGAGTTAGCAGATAACGATGAGTATCTCACTGACTTGTTGTTAGATTCCGATCTAAATTTATCAGAAATAGCGAAAGAGCTAGATGTTACAATAGGTTTCTTAAATAAGAGAATAAATAATCTTGGGTTAAACTGGGCAAAAAAAAGTAAGAAAAAGATGTCAAGAGGGCAAACAGCTCTCACTATGATTATGAAAAAACTTCTTCCTGGCGAAGAGGTGGTGAACGAGTATCATATAGGTGATAGACTTAAGCTTGATGTCTACTGTCCCAGATTTAAACTAGCCGCAGAATATCATGGGCGACAGCACTTTTATTACACTGGTAGATTTTTTGAATCTGTATACGATTTCGAAGAAGCAAAAAAAAGAGATCAAAAAAAAGTACAATACTGTAAAAACAATGGTATCGCACTTATTGTATTTAGGTACAACGACTCTCTGACAGAAAAAAGTGTTTATGATAGAATGCTAGACGCTATTAGAAACACTCCTGTTACAAAAGATTCGAAAAAGGAATCAATTACTTCTTCCGAATATTATCAATTTATGAAAAAGAAAAACTCGGAATACAAGAAAAAAATTTACAGAGAGATAAAGGATAATAAAGTTGATGACTCTAGAAAACGAGCAAAATGAACAAGAAGATTATTCTGGAATAGAATATCAACTTTTTGCTTCGTGCATGAGTGAAGAAAATGCCGTAGCGTACTATGCTGCTAACTTGCCAGACACCCTTGTTGGTCTTCCTGAGGCCAACAAGGGTGTCCATGAGTTATATTCGGCTATGTTGCATTTTTATCGTTCAACAAATCTTTCAATAGTTGATGCAGATTCTTTTAGAATATGGTTGAAAGATGAGACGGATATATATGACGCTCTTGGAGGTGACGATGGAGTGGAGGCTATGTTTAGTTACATAAAGTCCTACACTCCTCCTCCAAAGGAATCTATAGTAGAAATACTAAAATATAAAGAAGCTAAATCTCGCCAAAAGGCCTATTTAAGAGAGCTGCAGATACTGTTATCCAGAAAAGGCTTAAAAAGTGATAAAGATTTAAATAGAATAAACGAACTTACAAAAGCTATACAAGATATAAATAATTATTCTCGTAGCAACCCTTTCGATAATGTTACTACAGCTGAGGATATAATTAATAGGTCTGAAAGTCTTTTAGATATACCAGATTTTGTTCCAACTCAGTTTAAGTCCCTGAATAGAGCCATGGGCTATACTGATAATGGCGGCTTTTTTAGGGGCGCTGTCCACGCTGTTATTGCTCCGTCTGGCAAGGGTAAAAGCACTTTTGCTAAATGCCTGGCCAACAACTGGTTAGATAATGGCTATACTGTTCTTTACGTGAACTTCGAGGAAGCTATAGGTCACTGGGAAAGAATATTGATGACACAAATTCTTGGAGAAAATGTATACTCGGAAGCACATAAGTGGAGTCAAGAAGTAAAAAAAGAGAAGTTAGAAAAGTTTAAGTCAAAGCTTTCACAATGGGGTTCTAGGTTAATGGTCAGACATGACCCCGATACTCCATATTTTGAAGATCTTGAAAATTGGCTTAGAGAAATTATAGGCAAAGATTACAAGGCTCCCGATGTATTGATAATAGACACAATACAGTCGATGTTTACTAGGGGCAAAGGTAAGCCTAGATGGGGGGAGTTTGAAGAGATGATGGTGAAACTCGAAAAACTTGCTAGAGATATGAATAGTGTTGTTATTATAACGGCGCAGGAAAACTCTAATAGGATGAAAGAAAAAAGAGAAGTTGTCCAGCAGTCTGATACTGGTGGGTCTTTAGCCATCCAGCAAAAGTGCGCTGTAACTATATTTATAACGGAAAAAAGACTTCTGTCAGATGACGAGACAATAGATGAGTATATAATGCAGCTTCAGATACCTAAAAATAGAATAACTGGATCATCTTTTACATATGATCCGCCACTAGTTAGATATGTGGATTCTAAGAAAATATACGAAGAATATGACGTTGTAGACGATGAGTCATATTCAGATTCGTCGTCTATATTAGACGACCTTTTAAGCGGGAAGGGATTCGACTAATGCTTGGTCTTAGTGTTGATGCGATAAAAGATTTCCAAAAATGTGAAAGATTATATGACTTTAGGCATAATGAGTCCATGCCAGAAAAAATATACTCAAGAGAGATATATACTAAAAAATTTGAAAATACTATAAAAAATATAATATTTTATTTTTGGTATAAAAAACAGGCTGGCATGACTCCTTCTTACTCCTCCCTGCTTAATCGATGGGAAAAGTTATGGTTTCCTAAAGGTGTTGATTCATACTCTCTGATAACCGAGCAGCATGAAAGCGCATACGGAAATATGTCTAGCTTAACAACAAAAGCAGCAACGCTTCTTTTGAACTTTTACGACCTATATTCTGACGCCCCCGTAATACCTATCGGGATAGATGAATTTTATACTTGCACTTTTGATAAAAAAGTTAAGCTAGAAGATAAAATAGATTTAATTTATAGATTAGAAAATACTAATTATGTTGTAAAGCTTTTATTTAATTTTAGAAATAAAAACAGTTATCAGTATCAAGTAGATTTTGCGTTTATGTATAGGTCCTTTAATAATAAGCATCCATATAAAATTGAAAATACAAAATTTGGATACATAGATTTATTATCATCGCCCCCCGGCTTCGAAGAATATAAGCCATCTTCAGAGGATGTAGATTCTCTAGAATACTGGTGTAACGCTATATATGATAAGGATATCTTCGTTCCTAAGCGTGGTATGATACCATATTGTAAAACCTGCCCCTTTGACAAGCCCTGCAGTAACTGGAATGGATGGAATAATGGTTAAGAAAAGCATATTAGATGATATTATTGTTCAAAATAAAAACGAGTCTGCATCTAAAGAAGATGAAATACTTAAGCCTTTATTGGCTGAGGTGGAATTAATTAAGGATGAGTCAATAAAATCTTTTGTAAGATCAGTATTGGTTAAGTCTAATCTTTTTTGGAACACGCCAGCTGGGCATAATTTAGACCTATTCGCACCAGACGAAATGGGGCCCAACGGGAATGCGCTGCATACAAAGCGAATGGCTAGAATTTCTGAGTATATGTGTAAGTCATATTCCGTGACAGATGAGGAAAGAGACTGTGTATTGGCAGCATGTCTCTTACACGGTGTTTCGAAGTTCTTTGAAGATTTATCTGGAAATGTGATGTATGATGATATGTATGCCTATACGTCTGGTTTGTTTATTATGGACTGTATAGAGATAGACAAGCAGAGCGGGAATGACGCCTTTTCTTCTACTTTATTTATAACTGAAGAGTCTGTCCAAGCTATAATGAGACTTATTAGATGTCACATGGGACCTTGGTCTCCAGTGCCAGAGACTTTTCCTATCACATATCTAGATTACATAGTCCATTTATCGCACAATATTTCTCTTAATATATTTAACGTAATTAAAGATAGCGAGTTGGTTAATGAGAAGTTCAGAACTATCTAGTGTAGATAGAATCTCAAGAAGGTTAAATTTTGTAAATAATATGGATTACTGGATTTCTGAATCAGTCTACTATAGAAGTAATTCGCTTTATTTTAGTGATGATGATAAAATAGTCCTTCAGTCGCTCAATGAAGATAATAGTAAAACAAAAATATTATGATAATACCAGAAGATGAAAATAAGTATTTATATAAATGGAGATATGTTGAGTTAGCTAAATACGTCCAAGACCTGGGTAGGGTCATAAGATTAAAAAATAATTCCCTACCTACCATGCTGGATGTTTCTTGTATAGAAGATTTTAGAAACAAAAATAACAACACAGGTTTATATACATCTGTGTGGAATTATAATTCAGATAATATAGATCAGGCTACTAGGCTCGGATCTTTATATTTTGATATAGACTCTCCTGATCAAAACCTTGCGTATGAAGAGTGTAAAAAATTATATAATTACATAGTTAAGTACGTGCCGAAAGAGGCTGTTCTTGTGTACTTTACGGGCAAAAAAGGTTTTCACATAGAGTGTGAGGCCCAAGCTCTGGGAATAAACCCATCGAATAATCTTCCAAATATATTTAGATGGATAGCCAACAAAGTTAAAGACACTCTGTCTTTAACCTGTCTTGATTTCGCAGTTTATGATGCTAGAAGAATGTGGAGACTTCCTGGCTCTATGCATCAAGATACAAAGCTGTATAAAAATTTAATAGATGAAAACCTGCTAACTTCCTCTATAGATGATATTAAAAACTTTTGTGAATATAGATCCGAAAACAGTGTAAGCCCACCTTCCTTTTCTTCTACCGCCAATGAGTGGTATAGGGAATTTATTTACAACCAAGAGATAGATAAGGAAAGATCAAAAGATTTCTTAGCGTATTTCAATAAGCATGGGTCATCAGCTTTCAAGGAATATGTAGAGGTTGACAAGGAATTTACCCCAAAGAGACTTCTTGAGGGGTGTACTGCCGTTAAAGATCTTTGGCAGCAGGCAATAGATAATAAGTTTTTAGAGCATGAGGCTAGGCTGTTTTTGTGCTCTATATTGACGTATACTGAGGATTCTATAAAATTTTTACATGGGATACTCAGTAATTGTGATGACTATAATTTTGAGAAAAGCAACAGTCACATTAACGACTGGATTAAGAGAAGACAACTAGGTATCGGGGGGCGACCATACACCTGTGATAGGGCTAACTCTGCCGGTGTAGGTTGTGGTGAATGTAGTCTTGACCATAGGAAAAAATGGATAAAAATTGGAGACAAGTACGTAGAGAGTGAAGAGCTATCTTCTCCGTCGCCAATAAGGTTTGCTTATGTATCTGTTAGGAAGGGGGGTGATTAAATTGGCAAAAATAGAGAATCCTGATGATGTAATAGGAGTTTGTTCTGAGTGCCATAGTGACCAGCCAGATAAATATATGTACGGTAGCCCGTTTGCCCAACAGGGTAAGCCAGTTCCGTGTAGGTATTGTGGTGGAGTTGTTATTATAACGTATAGAGAAACTAGAGATAGCGCCCTGAAAGACTCAGATGGCGGTAGAGGTATTTAATGAAAAATTGGACAAATCTACACAATCACACTGTCTACTCAATGTTGGATGGTCATGGTGACATAAGGAAATACTTAGATAGAGCTAAGTCTCTTGGCATGTCTGGAATCGCCACTACTGATCATGGAAATATACATTCGTGGCTAGATTTTTATGACGCTGGTAACGACGTTGGTGTAAAGCCAATTCTAGGGTCGGAGCTTTATCAAGCTAGAAAGACCAGATTTGACAGAGATGAAGAAGAGCGATCTGGCCCAGCCAAGAATGAATGGGAGCAAAGAGGCCCATATCATTTGACTGTTCTAGCAAAGAACAATACTGGATATCATAACTTAATAAAACTATCTTCATTCTCATATTTGGAGGGATACTATGTCAAGCCCAGAATAGATCATGAATTAATTAGTAAATATTCTGAAGGGTTGATAATTCTTTCAGGCTGCCTGAATGGCGAAATTGCTCAAGCGCTATTAAGGGGCGATTATAATTTTGCCCTTAATAGCGCCGCAAAAATGCAGGATATTGTTGGTAAAGAAAACTATTTTATAGAGATTCATGACCATGGTTTAAGCGAGCAAAAAAAGGTTATGGATGATTTAATAAAAATCGCTAATACTATAAATGCAAAGATCGTTCCAAGTGGAGACTGTCACTATGTTCACAAAGAAGATGCTCGTGCCCATGACATAATGCTCTGCGTTTCCACTAATGCCACAATTCATACTGAGAATAGATTTTCTTTTTCAGGTGATAACTTTTATTTGAAATCGTATGAAGAAATGGAGACAATTTTTAATCCAGAATGGTTAAATAATACCATGCATGTCTGTGATATGGTAGATGTAAACTTAAATTTTGGCGAAATATATTTTCCAGATTTTCCCATTCCAACAGGTGAAACTTCTATTGAATATTTTGAAAGACTAGCTTGGGATGGGCTTAAAAAAAGATATGGAGACCCTATTCCTCAAAACATAGTAGATAGAGCTAACCATGAAATAAAGGTAGTTAAAGAAATGGGTTTTCCTGAGTATTTCTTGGTTGTATCTGATTTAGTTAAATGGTCTAAGGATAATGGTATTAGAGTTGGATGGGGTAGGGGTTCGGCAGCGGGTAGCGTTCTTTCTTATGCGTTTGAAATCACAAATCTTGATCCAATTAAATTTGGGCTGATGTTTGAAAGATTTTTAGTCGAGGGAAGAAAGTCTATGCCGGATATAGACTTAGATTTTGATGATAGGTATAGAGATAGGGTCATAGATTATGCTAAAGAAAAATATGGAGACGACAAAGTCGCCCATATATGCACTTTTAATAAAACTGGCGCACGCCAATCTCTAAGAGATTCGGCTAGGGCTCTTGGCTATTCATTTACAGAGGGAGATAAAATAGCTAAGCTTGTCCCCCCTCCAATTCTTGGTGTTTCCAAGAGTCTATCTGAGTGCATGAATGTTGAAGACTTTGTAAAAGAGTATAATTCAAATTCAATATCTAAAGAAATAGTTGATGCAGCTTTTGGACTTGAGGGAATAGTCCGTCAGACAGGTATACACGCTGCGGGTGTTGTTATTTCTAGGGAGCCTTTGACTGAGTATATCCCAATAATGCGCAAGGGTTTAGATAACCCCATGGTTACACAGTGGGATATGGGAAGAGTTGAGCAGTGCGGGATTCTTAAGATAGATTTCTTAGGATTAAGAAATTTGGGTGTTATAGATTCGTGTGTAAAGCTTGTAGAGAAAACCCGTGGAATAACTATCGATGTAAATCATATACCAATTGACGATGATGTAACTTTTGAAGAGTTATGCAAAGGTAATAGTATGGGGGTTTTTCAGCTTGAGTCTTCTTCTATGAAGCAAATGATGATATCTCTTCAGCCAAAAACTATCGAAGATATTATGGCACTTATTTCATTGCACAGACCTGGGCCAATGGGCTCTGGTATGGATAGGGAATATATAAATAGAAAGCATGGGAAAAGTAAAGTTACCTATGAACACCCAAAGCTTAGAAAAGTTTTAGAGTCATCATTAGGGATAATGCTTTACCAGGAAGATGTCTTAGGTGTTGCTAGGGAATTAGCTGGCTTTACATCCGCTGAAGCGGATGATCTAAGAAAGGTTATAGGTAAAAAGTTAATGGATAAGATTCCTTTAATGAGAAAGAAATTCGTTGAAGGATGTCTAAATAATTCAGATCTAGATGAATCACTAGCAAATAAAATATTTTCAGATATTGAATATTTCGGAGGATACGGATTTAACAGAGCACATGCGGCTAGTTATGCGATGGTTAGTTATGTGACAGCATACCTGAAATCTAATTATACTGTTGAGTATATGGCTGCACTCATGACATCTGTCGTGGGCAATAAGGAGAAGCAGTCAGCTTATTTAGCAGATTGCAGAAAACTAGGAATAGAAGTTCTTCCTCCGTCTATTAATTTGTCAGGTATCGACTTCGAAGTATTCGATAATGATAAGATAATTTTTGGTCTTTCTGCTATAAATGGGGTAGGTGCTTCTATAGCAGATTCAATAATAACTAAGAGAGATAAAAATAGGCCATATCTAAATATATTTGATTTTTTTAGAAGATGTGATCCAGTTGTCCTAAAAAAAACAACACTTGAGCATCTTGCCAACGCAGGTGCTTTTGACGACCTTATGCACGCTCAGTCTAATTCATTTTCTAGACTGGAAGAATTAGAGATATTAGAAAGAGAAAAATCAGATATTGGAATCTACGTAACAAGTCATCCTGTTAATGGGATATGGGATGTTATTTCATCTAGGATAACATCAAATATTATAGATTTACAAGATCTTGATTCCGGTACCATTGTTAAGGTCGGAGGTATCTTAACTGACGTTAAAACTATAGTTACTAAAAAAAATCAAAAGATGTATAAGCTTGTATTGGAAGACATTACATCTGATGTTGAGATAATTTTATTTCCATCTGTTGCGAAAAAATATGATGAGTCATTCTTTATTAAGGGCGATTCGATAATTGTTACGGGCTCTTTATCTAGAGATGGCGACGAAGAAGCTTCTGTCGTAAAAATATTTTTAAATTCAGTTGAGAAGATAGATTCACATATTTTTTCTAGCGGAAAGTCAATAATATTAGATACAGATACACTAGTTTCTAATTCCACGGTTGAAAAAATTTATGATATAATAAAATCATCAAAAGGTGATAGACCAGTATATATTAGAATGTCTACTGGTAAACATATTTACATGTATAAGTTCACAATAGACGCTTCGCCGTCTGTTGAGAAAGTTATTAAAGACTTAATTAGTTTGGAGAGTTAAATGGCTGCTAATGGAACCTATAGAAATCCCAGCACAAAAGACTGTTGGACCTTCTGCAACGCTTGTAATCGCTGTTCAAGTAAGGGCAAGTATGCAAAATGCACGGATTGCAGCGGTAGATATGATCCCGTAGGGAAGGTTGATGCTCATCCTGATGATTTCTGTGACTGCAGAAATGGAGTACTTAGATGGAGAACCCAGCAGGGTAGGTTGATCATAACTAGGTTTAAGAGTAACCCTTTTAAGGGTGAAGTTAGGTATCAGAAGAAATCAGAAGATGAAAGAGACTGGGATTCATACGTTAATGATATGAGAGAAAAAATGGGTGATCCAAATTGGAACCCAATTTCGATATACGAGGAATGATGTTATGGTAAGTTTTGACGTAAATAAAATAAAGAAAAATAATATAACCCTAACAGAATATTCAAATCCAGAAAATAGTCAAGTAGAAAAAGTTTATCTACAAAGTGGAGTAGTGGGTTTTTTCGCTAATCGTTCAGAATTAGCAGATCTAATGCATATATTATATTACTATCTTAATATAGAAGACATATTTGAAATAGAAGGAGAGTGATTCTATTGTGGCCAAAATTAGAAGATGATTACATGGAAATAGGTGAAAGTGGTTGGATCCCAGTAGGCCAAGGCTGCTTTCTTAACAAGTATACGGGTCATACTGTTGATGAAGTTGGTAGAGAATTTGATAAAAATGGACTACTCGTTTTTGATCCAAGTTTAGAAGAAAAGGATGATGATATTAATTGAGCTTTGAAATTAAAGAATTTAAAAATTTGTCAGATTTAGAAAAGTTATCTTTAGTAGATTTTTCATATTCAAGAATAGACACTTATGAGATGTGTCCATCTAAGTATTTTTATTCCTACATAACCAAAGAACCAAGACAGTTCGCACCAGCTGCGACACTTGGGAATATAGTTCATGATGTATTTGAGAATGTTTTAGACAATGAAAAAGAATTGATTTTAGAAGAGCTTCATTCTGAATATCAGAGGGTTATACCCATCTGGGATCCAGACTCGCTAATACCGGCAGATTTAATACAAGCTGGTAGAGATATACTTGATACGTTTTACGACGATAACCATGGCTTACCTATGAGTATATATGATAAAGAGTTATCTTTTGATATAGTGCTTGGAAGTTATAGAATACGAGGTTTTATAGATAGGGTGGATATTAGCGGTAGACATTTAACTATAATAGACTATAAAACAGGAAAGTGGGAAGTCGCTCAAAAAAATATCCATGACAACTTACAATTAGGCATATATGCGATGGTAATGGATCACTTTTTCCCCGATAAAGAGATATATGCAGAGCTATACTATCTAAGATCTGGAAAAAGGAAAGGTCACACGTATTCAAAAAATGATATTGATTTTATAAAGAAAAAGCTCATAAGAAGCATGAACCATATAATTAATGACTTTAATTATATGCCAACAAAAAATACTCGAGTTTGTTCGTTCTGCGATCATGCAGCTTCTGGGGTATGTGGGACAGGAGCTTATAGAAATAGGAACAAATAAAAAAGGGCCACATTATGTGGCCCTTTTTTA